TGTCGACGAGGCTAAGGAAATAGCACATGGCAATCTACCAAATTACAGCCCCGTCCATCGAGCCCATAAGCCTTGCCGAAGCGCGTGCGCACTGCCACATCGACGGCACCGACGAAGACACCATGCTTGCGATCTACATCGCAGCGGCGCGCGAGAAGGCCGAGTCGCTCACCGGCCGGGCGCTCATCACACAGACATGGGTGCAAACGCTCGATGAGTTCCCGGCCGATGAAATCGAACTGCTCAAGCCCGGCGTGCTGTCTATCGTAAGCGTCGCCTATGTCGACATCGACGGCACGCCCCAAACCGTCAGCAACACCGATTACTCGCTGGACGCACGGACCCTGCCGGGCTGGCTGCTGCCTGTCGGCGAGTTCGAGTGGCCGCAAACAGATGATGTCGTCAACGCGGTAACGATCACCATGACATGCGGTTTTGGCCCGGCAGCTACCGATGTTCCGGCCTCGATCCGAAACTGGATGCTGCTCACCATCGGCTACCTGCACGAGCAGCGGGCGGCCATTGATTCCGCCGGCCGTGCATCTGCCATCCCGTCCAGGTTTGTCGATTCCCTGCTCGACAAGCACGTCGTCTTCGGGGTTTGACGATCATGCTAAAGGCAGGGATGCTGAATCGGCGGGTGACGGTGGAGGAACCGGTGGCGGGGGTCGACTCCTACGGCCAGCCATCAACATCATGGGCCGCGTTCGACACCGTATGGGCATATTTTGTCCCCCAGTCCGGGCGCTCAATAGCTGAGCAGCTAATCGCGGGACGGGAAGCAAGTGGCCAGGTGCAGGTCGTCCGCATCCGCTACCGGCTTGACATCACCACCGCTATGCGCCTGTCATACAACGGCAGGCTATACAACATCACGTCCGTGGCGCCCGACGAATCAAGCCGGGTGCATACCGATCTGGTCTGCACCGTGATACAGGGGTGAGCGATGAACGGAAGAAACCCCGCCAGACGCCAGCACTCCCTGATGCTGTACCGCGCTGACAGTCGGGAGTCAACGCCAATCCCCGGCACGATGGGCGATCTGTTGGGCGAGTTCACCAATCGCCTGCGCGAAAAGGCCCTGCGGTCTGCCGCGTATGCCGGCGCTAAAGTGTTCTACGAGGAAATGCAGCATCGGGCTGAAGGCGCGGAAGCACACTCGCCCAACGTCAAAAGTGGCACACTGCGCAGCGCCATCTATCACTGGCACGACGAAGATGCATCACGCGGCGGCTTGAAACAGGTCTATGCCGTAGGCCCGAACAAGCGCAAGGCGCCGCATTGGTTCAACGTCGAATATGGGCACTTCCGATACAACAAGCTGATTCCGATAGAAGAAGGGCGCGTTGTCAAGGATGGTACCAAGGTTGTGGTCGGCCACGATGGGCAACAATACATCGCCACCCGGATGAAGCTGGCCGATCGCCAGCAGGTTCCGGCCTACCCATACATTCGCCCCACGTTCGATGCAATGGCTAAGGTGGTTGTCGATCGCATGCGCGAACGGCTTGCCGAGCGCATCAAAGAACTGCAAAGCGGTGCCGAATGACAGTCGAATCCGATCTTGCCACCGTCATCGGTGGTCTATGCGGCGGGCGCGTGTACCCCGATATCGCGCCCATCGACGCGACCAAGCCCTACGTCACTTATCAGCAGGTTGGCGGGGAGACCGTCGACCCGATTAACGGTGACGTGCCTAACCTGAAGAATGCTCGCGTGCAGGTCAATGTATGGGCCGACACCCGCTCGGCTGCCAATACGCTGATGCGATCGATAGAGGATGCATTGAGGCCGGCGCCGTACAGCGCAAGACCGATCGGCGCGTTGATCGCGCGATATGAAGAGATGACCAAGACAAGGGGGGCGCAGCAGGACTTCACCATCTGGTGGGAATAGTCCCCTAGCAGCCCCAACAAGCAAGCCGCCCGGCATTCGCGCCTGGCGGCTTTTTTCGTGCCCGCGAGGGCGTTCATAACCAGCCCGCACTGCGGGCTTTTTCTTTTGTGAAAGGCCCTCATCATGGCTTATTCAACCCCTGTAGGTTCCTCGTTCTACATCAGCCAGACATTCGCATCCGCCAAGACCATCACCGCGGCGTCGAATGCAAACCCGGCCGTGCTCACGTCCGTTGCGCACGGCTACAGCGACGGTGACGAAGTGCTGTTTTCGTCGGGTTGGGAACTGGCGAACAACACCGTCTTCAAGGTCGACCAGTTGACCGCTGACACGTTCGAGCTGGAAGGTTTGAACAGCACCAGCACCGACAACTACGCCTCGGGGGCTGGTGTCGGCGGGACGTTCAAGATCAGTTCTTGGCTGGAACTGCCGCAAGTGATCGGGATCAGTGCTTCCGGCGGGAACCCCCGGTTCATCGACGTTCGCCCCATCAAGCTGCTGCAAGGGCTGAAGCTGCCGGATGGTTTCGAGTCGTCCACGATCACGTTTGACATCGGCTTCGATCCGTCGCTGTCCAACTGGGAGACGTTCATGGACATCTCCCGCAACAACACGCTGGTTGCCTACAAGTACGTGAAAGGCACGCGCAAGACCTACGGCTATGGCTATTTGAGCATTGCCGAACAGCCCGCGCTGGCCGCTGGCGCGGTGGACAAGGTGCAAGCCACGTTCACGGCCCAGGGCCGCCTCATCAGCTACGCGACCTAACAGCGTGCCATGCCCGCCCTAGATGGGGCGGGTTTAGCCCTGCGTGGCCCCGCCTCGCGGGGCTTTTTTCTTCCTACACAGCAAACACATCATGGCAATCAAACTGAACCTGGAACCTACCGAGAACCTCACTTACAAGCGCACCGTCGCCATTCCTACGCCTGACGGGAAGCCGCTGAAGATCGAATTCACGTTCAAGCACCGGACCCGCGAGCAGCTCGCCGAGCTTTTCGACGCCTATTTGGCAAAGGCAAAGATCGCGGCCGACGATGAGGCTGAAGGCGAACGAGGCTCGATCCTTGAGGCAACAAAGGCCGCAATCGCGCGTGATGTCGACGCCGTTCTTGATGTCGCATCGGATTGGAATGTCGACCAGTACGCATTCAATGCCGAGAACCTGAGCCGGTTCCTGAGCATTTACCCCGGCGCCGCTGTTGCTATCGCAACTGACTACCGCGTGAGTCTCACCGAGGGGCGGCTGGGAAACTGAAGGCGCTCGGGGAGGCTTTATACAAGCCACCACCGAGCGAGAAGGAACTGGCAAGCCTGCGCGCGTTCGGGTTCGAGCCCGAAGACTTGCTAATCGACCAAACGATTGACGTGTGGCCGGAAAACGTGACTGCGGTGTGCGTCTTCCTGGCCATGCGCACGCAATGGCGAACCGGCCCAGCGGGGCGCACCGGGCTTGATTACGGTGCGCTGCCTGAAGTATGGCGCCGCCTGAAGGTGCCACCAGCAGAGAGAGACGAAGTGTTCTCGATGTTGGGTGTGCTCGAAATGGCGGCGCTTAGCGCGATGCACGATCTGGGGGACGAGGAATGAGCGAATATCTCGGGCGCGCGGTACTTCAGGTCGAGGCTGACATTTCCGATGTCACCGCCAAAATGGCGCAGGCCGTGTCGGTCACGGATGCGGCCTCGCGCGCCATGGCGACCAACGCCGGTAAGGCCGCCGAAGCGCTGTCGGGTATCGCGACAAAAACAAACCTGGATGCGCTCGACGCGAAGACGAACAAGGCGATCGACCGATTCAAGGCACTATCCGTCAGCCTTCAGGCCACCACCGGGCAGGCAAAGCTATTCCAGGAAGCCGCGCGGGGCGCGGATGCGTCGGCTCTTGCCCCTTGGGCTGATGCGATCGACAAGATCGTTGCCAAGACAAAGGAAGAAGCCAAAGCCCAGGATGAAGTAAACCGCGCGCTACGGCAGCGAAAGGCCGCGCAGGATGCGTTGATAGGGCAGCTTGAGCGGCGAGTGGCAACCATTGGCGCCAAGTCTCCGCTGGAGGCCATACAACTCGATGCAAACCGCCTTGGCGTTGGCGCGCAGGCGGAAAAGCTGATACAGCAGATCCAATCAGCAAGCGGCAGCATGCGCGATGCGCGCGTGAACGCAAACCAATTGCGGCAGGCATACGCCCAGTTGCCGGCGCAGATCACTGACGTTGCGACTTCACTGGCCAGCGGGGCGCCGGCATGGCTGGTGCTGGTGCAGCAGGGCGGTCAGATCAAAGATTCCTTCGGCGGCGTCGGGAACGCAATCCGTGCGCTCTTGGGGTTGCTCACGCCTATGCGTGTGGCAATCGGTGGTGCTGTAGGTGCGGTTACCGCGCTAGCCGCTGCGTATGCGATCGGGAGCAAGGAACAGCAAGAGTTCTCGAAGTCGCTCATCCTGACAGGAAATGCCGCCGGCACAACTGCCGGGCGCATGGCAGACCTGGCCCGGTCCATCTCATCCGGCACACAAGGCGCTGCGGCGGGGGTTATTGCGCAGCTCGCAGCATCTGGCCGCGTTGGGGCCTCGCAGTTCGAGGCAATCACCGATGCGGCGTTGCGCATGGAGCGCGCAGGCGGCCAGGCGCTGGAAAAGACGATCGAGCAATTCATTGCTCTCGGCAAGGATCCGCTTTCGGCGGTCAAAGCGCTGGATGCCGAAACCAACTTCCTCACCGGGAGTGTGTACGCACAGATCCAGGCGCTTGTAAACCAGGGGCGCGAAGCCGAAGCGGCTGCGCTGGCGCAACAGACATATGCCGATGCGATGAAGTCGCGGGCGGGCGAGCTGGAAACCCAGCTTGGCACCATCGAAAATGCGTGGCGCGCGGTGAAGGAGGGCGCCAAGTCGGCATGGGATGCAATGCTCAATGTCGGGCGCACGGATTCGCTATCACAGCAGGTTGCGGCAATCGACAGGACGATTGAGGCGATTCAATCGGCCCAGTATGTCGAGGGTGGCGCAGGCGCTGAGGCTGCGTTGCGCGACATCGAGGTTTTGCGTGAGAAGAAGGATGCACTACTGGAACTTGTCCGGCTGGAGGGCAAGGGAGCGGAAGCAGCGGCCCAGCGTGTGGAAGCTGGTCGGGCTGAAAAGGCGCTGCTCGACCAATTGAATGACGGGCGATCGAAGGCGCGAAGGCTCGAAGAGGAGATCGCGGCAGCAAAGAACAGGGCGTCCAGCGCTGGATGGTCCGAAACCGATCCCCGCCTGCTGCAGATCATCGACCAGCTAAAAGAGAAGTACAAGGAAACGGCGAAGGCAAAGAAAACGGCCGCGGATGAAGGTTTCGAGCTTGCCAAATCGCTAGAGGCGCAGGCCGGCGGGCTGTCGAGTGACTTCATCAAGAAGTGGACCGACCTGAATGCAGCCTACGCGGCCGGAAAGATCAACGTCGAGCGGTTGACGGCGGCCCAGGCGGCGCTGTTGAAGCAACAGCCCGCATTGCAGGCCATCGCAGAAGACGAGAAGAAGACCCGCGAGGCCATTGCCAAAATCTCCGAGAAGGAGAAGGCCGATAACGAGAAAGCGGTCGAATCCCTGCAAAAGTCGATTGAAGCGCAGATCGACAGGATCGACAAGCTCTCGATGGGCGAGGATGCATATGATGCCCAGCGTGCCGCCCAGATGCGAGCCGAGGCGCAGGAGTTTGAGTGGGCTGCAGGAATGCAGGGCGGAAACAGCGCCCTCGAAGAACGTGCGCGCCTACTGCGGCTAGGTGCTGATCTGATCGGCACTGAGCGGGGGCTGGAAAACGCCAAGAAGGCCGAAGAAGCATCGCGCAAGGCCGCTGAATCTGCGCTCAAGGAGTGGCAGAAGGTCAACGACCAAATCGGGCAGTCCCTCACCGACGCGCTGATGAAGGGCGGGCGGTCGGTCGCCGAGTATCTGAAGGGCCTTTTCAGAAACCTCGTGCTGCGGCCCATCCTGCAACCGATCGTTGCCGGCGCTGCTGGCGTCATCGCGTCGTTCTCCACTGGCGGCGCCTATGCCGCAGATGGGTCCGGCGGGCAGTTGATGAGCCTGGCCAACAGCTACTCCGCGTTGTCCAAGGCTTATGAATACTACACCGGCACCGGCACCGGCTCGCTGTCATCGCAGTACAGCGCGATGTATGGTGAATTCGCCCGCAGCAGTGTTGGCCAATACATAGGGCTTTCCGAAGGCGCAGCCGTTGCCGGCAACAATGCAAGCGCATATGTTGCACCTCAAATGACGGCAACCGGCGAGGCTGTCGGGGCTGTTGGGCAGTGGGCAGGATATGCGGCTATCGGACAGGCGATTGGGCGCGGCATTTCCGGCGGCTATTCTGCGCTCGGCGGCAACAGCGGGTCCACTGCCGTTAACGTTGGGACAGCGCTCGGCACTGTCATCGGTGCGTGGTTCGGATCCCCCAACTTTGGCGCAGCCATTGGCGCAGCGTTGGGCGGCGTCGTCAACCGGGCATTCGGGCGCAAAGCCCCCGAGGTCACCGAGCGCGGGATCGAAGGATCATTCGACGCCAGCGGGTTCAGCGGGAATGCCTATCAGGACATTCTCGAAAAGGGCGGCTGGTTCCGGTCGGACAAGAATTACACCATCACCAGCGCGATCAACAGCGATATCGACAAGGCGCTGGATGAGGGCGCCGCAAAGGTGCGAGAGTCGGTCACCAAGTACACCGATGCTCTCGGCCTGCCCGCCGAGCAGATGGGTACGGTGACCGAGAAGTTCCGCATCGCAGTCACAGACAACGAGGCCGAAAACACAAAGGCCGTTGCCGAGGCTTTGGGGAAATACTCGAATGCACTCGTCGGCGCGTTTGCGGTAGACATCGAGCCCCTGCGTAGGGCAAACGAAACGGTTGCCGATGCCATCGTCAGACTCGGCGCGAATCTAACCGGGGTCAATGATGTACTGACGACCCTCGGCGCAACGGCTCTGCAAACGTCACTCCAAGGCGCAGATGCCGCAAGCAAACTGGCCGACGTGTTCGGCGGCTTGTCCGGGTTCACATCGGCCACTAACGCCTACTATCAGGAGTTCTTCTCCCAGGCCGAAAAGAGCGCGAACCTGACCCGCGCACTGGGCGATGCGTTCACGGAACTTGGCACGTCGGTGCCTACCACGCGCGAGGAATTCAAAGCGCTTGTGAACGCGCAAGACCTGATGACCGAATCAGGCCGCGAAACGTTTGCAGCACTCATGTCGGTTTCCGGTGCGTTCGACGCGCTGCAAGACAGTGCGGACCAGATCGCCGCGCGCCGGGCCGAGCTGGATATTGAACTGCTGCGTGCGCAGGGCAAGGAAACCGAAGCGCTGGCTTTGGAGCGGCAGAAGGAACTTGAGGCACTGCGCGAGCTTGACCCCGCACTGGCCCAGGTCAAAGAAATGATCTATGCCGCGGTTGACGCGGCAAAGGAAGCGGAGAAGTGGAAGAACGTATGGGCCGGTGTTGATAGCGTCATCGGCGATTTCCTCGGCGGGGAAGACCTGGCCCGGTACCGTGCCGAGCGGATCCATGACGTTCTAGGCGGCGCAGGTATCGACAGCAGCGTTGAAGGGATCATCGGCGCCACGAAAGACGACATCCTCGCATTGTGGGAGGCGGTCGGGGTCGACGGCAAGCAGGCCATATTGGATGCCTACGGCGCGTGGAAACTGCTGCAGGAGGAACTGGCGCAAACCGAGATTGACAAGATCATCGACGGGCTTGGCGTGTCGGCTGATGAACTGCTGGACGCCTATCGGGAGATCAACCCCGAGGCCGACAACTTGGTTGAAGCATGGCGCAAAACAAAGTCCGAAATCGAGGATCTGCAAACAGCGCTTGACGAATTCACGGGCGCTGCTGCCAAGTCGGCCGTCGATCAGTTGCGGGCTGATATCGCCAAGCGCGACCAGTTGCGCGGGGTGATCGACGCCAACAACGACACTGCGCTGAATATCCTGGCAGGCCGCGGCACCCAAGAGGGGGTTGATGCCTTGCGGCGCCGCGAGGCCGAACTATGGGCCGAGTACGCCAGCACTGGCAACCCTGAAGTCGCGCAGGCCATCACCCGCATCACACTGGAGCGGATCAAGCTCGAAGGCACGGTTGCGCAGAAGTCGTTACAGGCGCAATACGACGCCAAGTATCAAGCCGAGCTTGAGGCTTATGAACTGGCCAAGGCCACGATAACGCTCGAAGAAGCGGCGCGCGAAGCGCAAATGGATGCGCTTCGCGAGCAGATCGACGCGGCCGAGCGACTGAAGGAACTGGCGAAGAACGCCGGGACATTCCTTGGCGGGCTGCGGGCCGGCACCTTGTCTAACTTGAGCTACACCGATCGGCTTGAGCAACAACGCCAGTTGTTCCAAACGTCACTCGTTACCGGGGAAGGTGCGGACCAGCAGTTGACGGCATACCTGCAGCAAGCGCAGGAAATGTATGGTGGAGCCACCAAGACCTACAGCGACATATTCACGCAGGCGCTAGCGGATTATGCTGCGGCCGTTGGTGATGGCGCGGCCGGGGCCGACCAGACAATTGCAACTGCCGAGGCGCAGTTGAAAGCGCTGGAGAAGATGGCCGAACAGGCGCCGGAACTCGAAAAGGCGGTGATTGACACGAGCCAAGCCGAGATTGATGCAATCTCGGCGCTCAACGAGGTATTCGGCAAGAACCTGGATACGCTGAGTAAGAGCATAGACGGGCAGATCAAGGTGCTTCAGGAACAACTCGAACAGCTAAAATTGCTGAAAGACTCGCAGGAATCCCAAATCACCACTTACGGAAAAGGTGTGATGGAGATCAAAGAGAAGCTCGACGAACTTGTTGGGCCAGTGAAGCGGATTGCCACCACGGTAGAAACTGAGGCGGCCAGGGCATGACTCCGCAAAAGGTCTTCGTCGTTGCGATCGAGCCTGTAATCGATGCGGCCGGCACTACAGAAACTCACCTGTTCTGCGCCGAGCCGTGGGCAACATCTCCCACCGACGTGCCGGCAAACACACCAGTGCGCCCGTACCTGCAAAACGCCGGCACGTTCAAGCAGGAGCTGTTTTCTGGCGCCCGCGTAACTGGGGCCATCCGCCCGTCGTTTGGAAACATCACGCTGGCAAATCCTGCGCCAACGATAGGCAGCGAAGGCCCATTCGATGCATGGCTAGGGTATGGGCTAAGCGGGGCGAAGGTAACTGTGCGATGGGGCCGGATAGGTGACGCCTATCCTTCCCAGTGGGAGACCGTATACATCGCATATGTGGCCGGGGCGATCATCGATACGTCAAGCGTGACGATGCGCCTGCGCGACCGATCGTATCTGTTCGATGCACCGCTTGTGACGGATGGTTTCGACGGCAGCGGCGGGCTTGAGGGCAGCGGCTCGGTGCCGAAGCTCAAGCAGTTTGTCGCGGGATCGGCCGGGTTCATCCCGCCAATCCTTGTCGACGCCATCAAGCAGATTTACTTCGTGCAGTCCACGAGCGACGGTGGCATGCGGGCCTCGTGGGTTGGCAATCCGAACGAAGTGTCGCAGTGGGACGTGTTCGAGAACGGCGTGGAGATCACCAGGGCCGCGACGGACTACGCGAGCGAGGCCGATCTATTGGCCGCGGCGCCAGCATCCGGTGAGGTCAAGTATTACTGGGGGCCGGATAGCACATGGGCGGCGGGATGGAAAACGGGGCCGATCTATTTCCGGCTTGGAACCCCGCCCGTTGGCGAGTTGCGGGTCTATGTCAACGGCTACACGACAGATGATGACATGGCGCGGCTCGGTTCCGTGTCGGGATCATTTTCACTCGCCATTATGGCCATGCGCGCAGGCGTAGACCGAGACAGCATTGAGACGCAAAACGTGTCTGTGCAAATGGCCATGGTCGATGACGACACATCGTTTCTCGACGTGATGTCCGGGGCGTGCCTGGCCTACGAATCGTGGTTCGGATTCACGCGGCTGGACACGTTCCGCGACGGGTATTTGTGCGACCCGGAAGACGATGG